CATGAGTCTGCACCTGATCGAGCATCTTTATTCTGTATTCATCCGAAACAGTATACATTTTTAGAACTCCGTTACATTAACACTGCACTCATAAAGACCTTCGGAACGTGTTACCCATTCCGAGTTCTCTACGAGCTTTTCTTTGAAGTCTCTTACCCTTACGGTGTAAGTGGTTCCCATATATGTCATACTGGTCGATTCCTGCTGGCATATAGCCTTCAAGATGTCTCTCGTCTTGGATGAGAGATTGAATGAGAACGACCATGTGTTCTTGGCTGCTCTTACGACACAGACCAAGTCGGTACCAGCTTCCGACTGTGAGACATTCTCTATCGTCTTCTGGGACCTTGAAGGTGTCTTCGGGTTCGGAAACTGGACACCGTTGAACTGGAGATAATAACCTAACATTAGTGACCTCCTGAGATGAAATTAGCTCTATCAAGAGCATCAACAACGATCGTGTCGATATGCTCTGTTCCGAGATAGATCGGGAATACCCATGTCGAGTTATCGCCTCCGGGCAGAGCAGAAAGTGTCTGCTGGAAGCTTGCAAAGCCTGCATCGAAGTCGCTTGTATGGTGGACCATACTGTTGGCAGAGATCTCATAGGAGTTATCAAAGCCCTGACTGATGATTCCAGCAGTCTCGTTCAACGCATCCTGCAGATCTGCTTGTTCACTTTCCATAGACTTGATGAAGTTCTTCATCATGTCAGATCCTGACTCGTTGAAGTCTGCAAGAGGTCCCTTCTCAGGTTCGGAGAAGTGCAGGAAGTCTGCGATGATTCCTGCAGCATCAGCGACTGTATCAGTCAGGCTGTTGAACATTGAACCGATACCGTCAATGAGGTTTCCGATAATGTCAGAACCCCATGTAGAAGCACCAGCTATGATACCGTCAAAGGCAGCCTGGAACGCTTCAAGGAGATCGTCAGCTCCGTCAGTCGTAATGTAGGTGAACATTCCGACAACGAGCTCTCCGAGTGCCTCAAGGATGGCTCCAATAATGGCCGGGAGATTTCCAACAATGCCAGTGATGAGCGTGAAGCCTGCCTCGATGATGTCAGGAAGCGCATCTCCTGTCAGGAACGATACGATACCCAAGATGATCTCCGGGAGACGTGAAATCAGCTCAGGGAGATACTGGATAAGGCCGATAGCCAGAGAGTTGATCAGAGTCAACGCAGCCTTCAAGATCTGCTCAAGGCATCCGCTTGACAACAATGTGTCGACCAGAGTTAAGATAGCGTTTATCGCTGCCGGGATAAGAAGCGGAAGTGCCGTTGAAAGTCCATTGAGAAGGCTCAAGATAATCGTGGTAGCTGCGTTAAGCAATTTGACCACATTGTCCGGATCTGTCAGGAATGTGACAAGGGACATGATGATTCCAAGAGCACTGTCAAGGAGCATGGCCAGATTATCAGGGTTCAAGAGCGCATCGACCAGAGTCTGAATGAGCTGGATGGCGAACGGAATCAGGATCGGGAGCAAAGTCAATGCTGAGTCGACCACAGATTCGAACAGGCTTACAAAACCTGAGATAAATTCCTCGCTATTTTCGGAAATTGAATTAGCGAGCTGGACAACCAGATCCCCGATCAGAGAAAGGAGCTGTGGAGCAACCGAGATCACTACCGGGATGAGCGCATTGAAGACATCCTCGATTATAGTCAATATCCGAGGGAAATATGTCTCCACCAGCTCTACGGCACGAGGCGCGAACTGCTCGATGATGGCACCTATCTGGTCGACATCACCGCCTGCCCCTGCAAGAGCTCCGGAGAAGTCACCCATCAGGTCGACAAGGTCTCCGCTTGCATCAGTGAGCAAGGGCAAAAGAACCTGACCGAAAGACTGTTCTACGGCCTGAGCCGTATTGCTCATCCTGACCATGTTGTCATCGAGATCACCGAAAGCATCAATGGTCTCACTGTCCATTACATAACCGACTTCGTGAGCTTCATTAGCGAGATCTGCAAAAGCCTCTGAACCAGCCTCGATAAGAGGGTTAAGCTCTTTTGCAGACTTTCCGAAGATCTCCATAGCCAGAGCATCACGCTCGGCTTCGTTCTCATAGGTACCGAGAACGTCAATGGCTTCCCAGAATACATCTTCTGTGTCTCGGAGGTTTCCGTCGACATCAGTGATAGCGATACCGAGTTCTGCGAACTTCTCAGCTCCGTTGGATGAAGACATTGTCTTCAAGAGCTTTGTCATTGAACCTGTTACCGTCTCCGTTGAAACGTCAAGGAGCTCGGAGGCATAGTTCAATTCCTGGATGGTATCTGTGGAAAGTCCTGTCTGAACGGACAGTGTAGCTATCTCATCAGAAAGATGAGCAGTATTGATAGTAGCATTGGCAAGAGCAGTGCCAGCCTCGACCATAGCACCGACAACGGCTGCTCCAACTGCAGCAGCAGCGACAACAACGGCTTCAAAAGCTGCAACGGCTATTTCACCAGCCTTCTGCGCAGCTTCACCGAAAGCCTCCATGTCCATGCCAGCCTCTTCTGCATTATCTCCGGTATCTTCCAGAGCATCAGAAGAGCCTTCTGCTTCACTCTCAAGTCCTGACAAGGCAGATTCCGTCTTAACGATCTCTGCCTGCAACTGAGCATACTGTTCCTGGGTAATGTCACCACGAGCAAGAGCATCATTAGCATCGTCAGCGACCTGCTTCATGATCTCCAGCTTATCGTTAGTCTGCTCTATCTGCTTAGCGAGTAAAGCTTCTTTCTGTGCAAGGAGCTCGACATTAGTCGGATCGAGCTGTAAAGCCTTGTCTACGTCTTTAAGAGCAGATGTGGTCTTATTGATAGATGAATTGGCTTCCTGCAGACTTTTGGTCAAACCAGAGGTCTTACCTTCAATGTCTACTGTAATGCCGATAATCTTGCTTGCCATTTCTGCCTCCTATCCATAACTAATGGAACGCATTGTCGAAATCACTCTGCGTAGCTTTGTAGTTATATTTCGCGTGATCGTTAGCCGCCTCGATCATCACGTCACACACTTCTCCGTAATCAAGGTCGAAGAGTTCTCGGAGTGAGAACCCTGTCTGCTTGCACCGGAGAAAGTACACTGCCGTGTTGTACTCTCGATCGAGGGGCCTTTTCAGTTTTTTGGTTTGGAATGTTGCTTGGCTCCAGCCTGCCAGAGTTCCATGACATCTCCGGTCACTGTCAGGAGCTCATCCTGATCAATACCCATAAGCCATACAAGAAACTGGTCTTCGTTTAATTTGTGGAAGATGTCATCGATCTTCACGTTGGCTTCGAGCCACATAATATATGCAAGTTTAGGAAGAGTGTCATTCATAAACTCTTGAGAAGAAATGAACACATCGCTCTGCATAAGAGCGTTCATTTCCATTATGACTTCTTCCTGAGACTTAGTAGTGTCTTCTCTTAACTTTTGAATTTCTGCTCTCTTGGCTGTAATCTCTTTCAAGTTCTTTGTATATGATGAGATCATAACAAGCACATCAGTATGGAACGCTTTCTTGAAGAGAATATTTGTAGCAGCCGAGCTCTTGAATCTCAATTCTTTCTCATTGATCGTTATTACCTTTTCCATTTTGTTACCTCTTCCTTAATTTAGAAAAAAGGGAGGCTCAAAATTGAACCTCCCTCTTAAAATCATGAGAACGTAGGAACCGGGACAGCAGTGTACCAAGCTTCGAGTACGGCTGTTGTCGTTGACTCCTGTGTCTGCAAGTGGATGTACTTGTCCTCATCAACTCTCGGAACTGCAGTGAGCGTGAGAGTCTCTGTCTGAGGATCTACTGAACCGTTCTCACCTGTTGTCTGAGAAGCGATGTCAGGGCGAGAAGCAGAGCACTTATAGAGACAGTGCTTTGTTGCTCTCTGATCGCCATCAAACTCGAAAGTAAGAGCGAAGTATACAGCACCCTTGAAAGCTGCAGAAGACTCGACAAGGATCTTGTCATTATCTTCAACGTAACCGAGAACATCCTTCAAGAAGTCTTCGTTTACGCGAGCAACTTCGAGATCGCCCTCATAACCGCCTTCACCATAGGAGACGTAGTAATCACTATCGTCAGCACGGAAGACAGACTTTGAAGCCGTAGAGGACATGGAGAGTGAAACAGCACCAGCTAAAGCCTTAACTTCTCCATAGCTGGAGACAGTCTTGCCTGCATCAGCTCCTGTCGTAACAACGGTTTCTGTAACAAGTGCATAATGAACATTCTTGAGTCCATACTTTACTTTGTTTGCACCCATATCAGTTTCCTCCTAATTTTTTAGATAACTTTTTTTCTATTTCCTCGGCACACCACTCCGCCACAGGTCTGATGTGTTCTCGTGCTTCCACGTTTCCAACAACTTCACCGTTACGAACGAGCGGATGTCCGTATTCCAGAATGTGTGTAAGCTGTGGATCTGTCTTATTCCGTACAACTCCAACAGCTTTGCCTCTATATTTCTTTCCCTTTTCGTAAGTCCAGCCTTTTGCATATCGACCGGACTTCTTACCTCTGGGATTAACTGGTGAGGTTTCCTTGAGTTTTTTAACTGCTTCCTTGCCAACCTCATCAAAGACTGTCTGCATATCATCGTCGCAAGCGATTCCGACATTCATCAGCTCTTCCTGGATGGTTTTTGCAAGGCTGCCATAATTTCCAGAGTTCATGCTCCCATCAAGTACGATGGTGACTTCCTCATTACCTTTACGGCTCCCCATTGTCCTCACCGCCTTCCTGATCATCAGGAGTAGGCTCTGGTGTAGGTGGAGTAGGTGGATCCTCATTACCGAGGACCTCGAACTCAAACTCGACTTCCCAAACCTGCTCCGAGTCGATGTACTGCTCTGTCTTTTGCCAGGCAATATCGTTATCGTTTAAGAGCTTCTTTATCTTGCCTTCGAGAGTGAGGTCCTTTTCGACTGTATAAAGGTCGAATCGGAAGTTCCACTTCTCGCAGTACACAAGATTGTCAGCCAGGAAGTTATCAGGCTGTTCTGAATGGATAACACCGAAAGGAAGTTTTGTTCCTACCGGAG